CGGGTCTCTCACCCCTGGGATTTGGTCAACCCGAAAGGGTAAACCAAACAGCGGTATTCCACCGCTGCCAGTTGGTATCCGTTACCAACAACGTCCTCGGTTGATCCCAACAGGGAGCAACTCTGGTCTTCGTTACATACAACTGTTCCTCTTGCCTAGAGGTAAGTTGCATGTTTCGTATGTGCCCTCGTAAAAAGCTCAAATATAACCCGAATGGATTATAGATGCGCCTATTACGAGCAAGATCCCCAAAGGCTAAAAGGTCGATGTGTTTTGTCCTAGGCTCCCACGATCTATATAAAATAGATTGCAGGTGTTTAGAACGACGCATCTCACTAATAGCCCAAAAGGGAACCTTGATTCCGGCATCATGATTCGCCCAGATAGGTACAAACCTTTTCTGGACTGTTCGGAACAGATACTGTGTTGTCCTTGGTAGGAAAACACCGGTCTGTGCCGACCATTCATGAAGTCGGTTTAGCACTACACAGCGATCCTGTTGTGTTTGAAGTGTTTTTACATACACTCCACGCACAGGCTGACCACTAAAGTAGTCAGCCCCACAGGACTCGCGAAAGGGACCTTCAAAGAAGGACTTTCCGGCATTCACCACGAAACCTAGGAGCGACAAGAGGCGACAAACTAAGCGGTAGACTTTAACATCTACTACTATGTCATCGCCAAAGACGCCCCAATTTCCTGGAGAACTGCGTGTGCCACGTACTCTCTCCAATGAGTACATGTCGTACGCCGCCGAAACAACCGACGCGAATATGATAGTCTGCAAAGGGAACGTGAAACCGTTACCCATTGTAGAGACCATATTCAAGTCGACCAGCTCGCCCGAAGGCAACATGGAGGTAGGAGATCGAAGTATATCGAGATAGGAGAAAACTTCTCCTGGCAAGATATACTCCAGCATCTTCACCGACATGCTATCTGAGGCGCTCTCCAAATCAATGGTACCATACCGTTGATTGAGAGAACCTTGATAGGCTAGTTCTCGGTTCTTGTCAGGTTGGGTGGCTAAGTCAATACCGAAGTACTGACGAAGTCTCCTTTCCAGTAGGGCGCCAAGCCCTAATTGAGCATACATGTTTAGTGTAGGCTCAATACAAATAACACGAGAAATATCCCTTTGCTTAGGAACGAAGCTAAGGCGGTTACCCTCAACTAGCATCGGCTCACCGTACTCCTGGTAGCGGAACAATTCCGCATGCAGGAG